GTGCATAGGTAATATACTGCATCAACATTTCCGTATTCATAATCGTTACTCTCCTTTTTGTTTTAGATGTAATTCTTCTATTTCCTGTTTCATTTTTGTGATCATGCCATTCCCGCCAAGCCGATGATATGCTTCATACATCTCACAGAAATTTTCATAAGCATAGCTCGGTATCTTACCAAGCTTCATATATTTCCCGTGATATTCAATTAACTGTACCCTAAGAAGTAACATTGTACCGGCGCTGTTTGCATCCCTTTTTTTACGTTCTTCCGCAATCCGTTCATCACGCTCTTTTGCGTCCTGCACCTGTTTCTTTTTTTGCTCCTGCAAGAGCCAGACAATATATCCCAATAAGATTGGAAGCGCAATGATATATGTCTGCATCAATACGTCTTTCACCGCTTTTTCTCTCTTTCAATTAAATTTCTTATGATTTTACCGGCTTTGCTGTTCCGGTATACGCTATCGGATAGTCGTAATGGTAATCATACGGATAATCAACCGTTTCCTGGATCTGTACAGAAATCGTAAATTTTTCCTCGGTCGCAACCGTATTTTTGCTTAATTTCACATCTGTAATTTTAAGCATTAAACCACCTCAACTTCTATCCTTGCTTTCCTGATCGAATCCGCAACCGTATAAGTCACTTCCAATATATGTGTTCCTTTTTCTTTCGGAGCAATCTTGCAGTCAAGATAATGCTCATTGATATCACACTCTCCTTGCACCACGATGTCTGTGTAACGTGCCAGCTCATAAGATGCTGTCAGAATCGTAAATGGCTCATCGTTAGGACTTCGCACCAATAGCTTAACGTGCTTGTCTTCGCCCAGGATAAATCTAATTTTATTCACAACAACACCCCCTTCCGTGTATCGGATAAATTACCTCCACAAAGAGCGGATCTGGCTCTGCGATAACTTGATACTGCTCCGGAACTGCCTCTACAGCATAATCTTCCGGAATAACTGTAACCTTACAGTCTTCCGGAACAATTTCCACCATATAATCAAGTGGAACAAGTCTTACGCATAGAGTAGCCGGATCAACAATCAACAGCATCTTCGTGCAGTATGCAATATTGCCTGCATCATTTTCTGCCGTCAACTCCACCACATACATTCCATCTAAATCATAAGGGACCGTGGCATTCCACCGGTCCCCTTCAGCTCTTTCGAATATTACTTCTTTTCCATCTATCTTACCGCTTACCTTTACTACCATAGGCGCACCGCCTAGTCGGTAATCTCGACTGCAATAATGAATGTCTTTCCGCAGTCTACTGGATTCGGAGTAAGAGTCACTGACTTAATTACCGGAGCTGACGTATCGACAGTAACCTTACGTGTGACTGTAGTAGTCTTTCCGGCTTTGTCTTTAGCTACGATTGTGATGGTATTTGCACCCTCAGCAAGAGTCACGTCCTTAGTAAATGTTCCGTCTGTTCCGACCGTTACAGTTGCTCCATTTACCGTTACTGTAACTGGCTTAGATGATACGTCATCTGTTTTACCACTTACCGTTACTGTCTTCTTGTTGGTTATAAGGTCATTTGATGGAGCTGTGATCTGCAGTGTCGGAGGCACTGTATCAACTGTAAATGTTGCTGTCTTAGCTGCAGCTGCATTACCATCGTTGTCGGATGCTTTGACCGAAATCGTATGTGATCCATCTTTTAACGTCGGTGATGTGCATGTGCACTTATATCCACCGTCAATAGCAGTCTTTGTTACCGTCGATACGACTGTACCATCAACTGTGACTGCTATTGTTCCTGCATTTACTCCGGAGTCTGTATCTTTTACCTGGAATTCGATAGTCGGAGTTGTATTTGTGATATAAGCTCCTGCAGACGGAGACGTGATCGTGATAGTCGGTGCTGTCTTTTCTTTTACACGGAGTTTAAGTGATGCGCCGAGAGTAGCATGACTCTGATCTACCGTGGCAGTATTGCCGGCCTCATCTGTAGCCTTTACTGTTCCGCCAAGAACATGATCCGGCTGATTATAGCTCGACTTACTTGGAGCTGTAACCGTAGCTTCCCATTTCCCGGAGGTCGAATTATAGGTCAGATTGTATGCCTGACCATTAAATATATATTGAGCTGTTTTTACTGCCATCTACGCTTCACCTCTACTGCTTGTCTTCTGTTACCAGATCTTCTGCTCCGGAATCAATCAGGACCTCTTTTACCTTGTCCTTTAAAAGTCTCGGTACCTGTGAATAAGTTTTCTTTCCTAACATAATCTGCTGTGCCCATAACATTGCCATCATTTCTTTTCCTCCTGAAATTTGTAATAATATGAATAAAATAGTTAATAAGATTATCGTTTTACTGATATACTGTTTCAGACATTTCCAAAATGCATCCTTCGAGCATTTCATTTTTCTCTTCTGCTTTTTCGACTCTTGTCTGTAAGTCCGCATTTTTTTCTTCCGCCTCTTTAAGTCTTGCCTCCAGTGTTGCTATTCGGCTGTCCGGATCTTCTCCTTCCTGGTACATCAGCACGCCAAGAATACCAGCTGTGTACTTCACGATTGCATCAAGCTTCGTGTAATTTTCATACACAACGGTATCTGCATCCCGTTCGCTCACAGACATTCTCTTAGTTGTTGTCGGATCAGAGAATAAAGTCTTCAGCTGATCCTCGTGTGCTGAAATGGTCTTGATCAGAAGTGCGCCATCCGTCTGCTCAGTGACCTGCTGGATCTGCAGTTCCTGACCATCATTGAATGTGATTTTCATTTTTCTGTTTGCCCCTTTCTTCTTTTTAGAGGGATTCTGAACTAAATAGCAATTTATTAAATGTAAAAGCAGATTTGACAAAAGCAAATAATAATATTGCAATCATAAACAGTAATCTGATTTCAATCGTAGAACGTGGAACCAAAAATAACTACAATTACACAAAATATTCCAACGGCGACATGGTTATGTGGAGTAAATATACTTGGAATACCAATCTTGCAACCAGTTGGTATAACTGGTATTTTGCTTCTAGTGCTGCGGTTGGTTTTCCAGTAGCATTCAAACAAGCGCCTTTAATTATAGTATCTCCGGCAAAGACTAACGAACTGTATGGTCTTGGAGTTGCCGAAGTGACTACAACCGGGTACAAGCTTACAGCATACAGTCCAAAGCAAGGAATGTGTTATGTACAAGCTGATATGCTTATAATCGGAAAATGGAAATAATTCTAATATGTTCCGATTGCAATATAGTCCATATAAAAAGCTTTATTTGTATATGCTGCAAAATATCCTAATCGAAGTTGGGAGATTCCATTCAAGGTTGTGGTTTTTCCAAGAATCATAACCCAATCGTCACTATTTTGAGTTATTGTACAACCTCTTAAAAATTTAAACGGTTTTGGAAATGTTGATTGTTCTATTTTGGTACTTACACCCGTATATCCAGTGCCATTTTTTTGCAATGAGGCATATACGTGAATTGTTCCGGCACATATTTGAATCCTATTTTTAGGGAATCGTATACAAATGCTTTTT